TAGCTTGAATAGAAAGGCAAACGAAATGGCTGAACTTATGAACGCTATTAATCTAAAAGACTTAGACATAGACGACCCTAAGTCAAAGAGTTTTGATAGGTTAAAAGTTGTGTGGACAGGGGCATCAGAAATCGCTATTTCCCTAACACAATTAGGACAAATGGCAGGTGTTCTTAAGAAAGAAGAAGATGAAACTAAAAAGCCTTTCGTTAACAGTATAGCAATGGATAGAAGATAATGGGAGAAGTAATAACTATATATAATACTGATATAGAACTTCCCGAACAACCGCCTATAGAAGATATAGAATGTTGGGGAACTGATGACATATCAGAACAGTATTGGAGAAGACATCCACTACCAGAGTTCTTTGAACAAGTAGAATACGACAAGAATGGAGATGCCCTACTAGACAGCAGACAGAGAGAGTATGCTATGGAACAAGTAAACAGATGCAGGGATGGTTTTTGGTTTATGAACAACGGAGTACCGACATACATAACAGGCAAAAACTATTTCTACTTACAATTCTGGAAACTTGAAGATGACATATATCCTGACTACAGAGACCTAGATAGAAGGTACTTTATTTATTTGAATCATTGGGAAAATGTACCTTGGTGTCTTGGTGTTCTAATAGGTAAAAAAAGAAGACAAGGACAGACATCAATAGGCACATCTAACCTTGTATACGAATGCGTATTCTATAAAAATAGCAACTGCGGTTTAACAAGTAAGACAGAGAAGGATGCTAAAGTAGCCTTTACGAACATGGTTGCATTTGGCTATCGCCAACTCCCAGTCTTTCTAAAACCAAAGCAGTTAAACAACAAGGATAGTGTAACAGAATTAGTATTCGCACACAAGTCAGTAAACATAAAGGGAACTAAGGGTGGCGCAATAGATAATGACACAGGACACAGAAGCAAGGTTGATTACAGAGCGCCAGGGAAGAATGCATACGATTCGGGTAGATTGACAAGAGGTTTATTTGATGAGGGCGGTAAGTTCCCATTGGATGTTCCATTCTCAGAGTTCTTGTCTATTGTAAGTAAAACATTAGTGAAGGGTGTGAAGAAAGTTGGTTTTATAGAATGCCCATCTACAATGAATGATATGACTAAGGGCGGAGGTGCTGAGTATAAGAAGGTTTGGGAATTGGCGGACTTTAAAAAGTTTCCAAGGACTCCAAACAGAATGGTTAGGTACTTCAGTCCTGCATACGATTCATACATGGGTTTTATAGACCGTTACGGGATGTCGGTTATAGAAGCACCAACTCCCGAACAATATGATTATTTAGTAGAAAACTTTGTAGGAGTAGGAGACCTAACAGAAGAAGATGTTAAACTAGGAGCAAGAGAATATCTACTAAGCAAAAGAATGAACTTAGAAGGCACTTTACTTGAAGAAGAAATAAGAATGAATCCATTTGATGAAAGGGAAATGTTTATGTCAAGCCTTCAAGGAAGCGTATATAACACTTTTAAACTAAACGAACAAATAGATTGGTTAAATTTTAATAAAGATTGCGTAGAAAGAGGTAACTTAGTGTGGGAAAACGGAGACGAATTTTATAAAGAAGTAATACATGGCAATGGTGTCAGGGAAATGAAGGTAAACAAGCTAATGTGGATAAATAATCCAAACGGAGTTTACGAGAAAGTAGCAGGATGGATGCCAAAAGAAATGAACAATGTGTTTCAGAGAGCAGGTTACTTTTCGCCTAATGGGAATTATGCTATTAGAATAGGATGTGACCCTTTCAAATACGATAAAACAAAAGATGATAGGAAATCAAACTGTGCGGCTTATGCTTATCAAATGGAAGATTTGGCTGATGCAAATAGCAAATATAATGACGCATTTGTTATGAGGTTTTGTGGCAGACCTGCAACAACAGATATGCAGTATGATTATGTGTTAAAGATGGCTTGGTTTTGTGGTTGTCAAGTTTTGTTTGAGAGAAACGTAACAGGATGGAAGAAGTTTTTTGAAGATAAATTGTGTAGTAATTTTTTGACATGGTTGCCTAATGAAGTAGAACCTGGAATATATACAGGTGGGGGAAATAATAAGACTACTCAACAAATATGCGATTATACGGAAGCGTATATTGAGAAGAATGTTAACAAGGTCTATTTCCCAGACTTATTAGGAGAAAAATCAGGGTGGTTAGGATTTGAAGTAGACAACACACAAAAGTATGATGATGCTATGGCAGCAGGATTTACGCTAATAGCAGCTAAAACAAAGAGGTATTATAAACCTCAAGAAGCAAAAAAGTCAGTAGAATCAATAATGCCCTATAGACAGGCACTTTAAATAATAAAAGCAAAGAAAAATGCAATATCAACAAATCAGTAGCGCAGGACAGCATCCATATCCCGACAATAATATAGACCCATCTAAGAAGGGAATGGAATGGTGCAGAGATTACGCTAGAGCCGCTTATTATGATTGGCAGTTCGTTTATCCTAAAGGAATATTCTCTGGTAATGGAGGAGACTACTCTAAGTTTAGATTGTATGCGTTAGGGAAGCAGCCAAACTCACAGTACAAAAAATGGCTAGGCGTTGATGAAACAACCAACAATACTTGGTTAAGTTTAGATTGGAGTATTAGGTCTATAGTTTCTACTTATAGAGACAAGGCTATCTCTAGACTTTTAAACCAAGAATATAATATAGTAGCTACACCTGTAGACCAATTAGCTAAGTCTGAAATGGATGACTTTTATAATAAATTAAAAGCTAAGATGGCTGTCAGGGAATTGATGGTTCAACAAAATCCAGAATTTGCATCACATCCAATGTTAGCACCAAGTACTGGAGAACCTTTAGATATGGAGGAGCTTGAAATGAGAATGGAATTTGGAGAACAATTTAATAGAAGTAAAGATGCAGAATTAGCTATCCAATTAGCAATGTATCAAAATGATTATAAAACAAAAAGAAGAAAGATATACGAAGATTTATTTGACTTAGGAGTAGCAGGGGTAAAAGATTGGTTAGGAGATGATGGCAAGCCATACTTTAGAGTTGTTGACCCTGAGTGTGTAATAACAAGTTTTGACAAGAGCGGAGACTTTAAAGACATTGTTCATGCTGGGGAAATCATAGACGTTCCTTTAGTGGAACTTGCAACAGTTACAGATGATGAAGGAAATACAATGTTTACAGATGATGACTTGACTCAATTTGCATCAACTATTGCAGGGCAATTTGGTAACCCAAGACTATTAGGTTTGGGAACTGGTTGGATGAAACCATACGATAAGTTTAAGTGTAAAGTTTTAGATATAGAATTCTATACTTACAATGAAAGAGTATACAGAGATTCTGCTGACGAAAACGGAAACCCTGACTTCAGAAAGAGCGACTTTGCTAGAGGTAAAAAATCTGACAAGTACACAAGAAAGAAAATTAAGTATGTATATAAATGTAAGTGGATTATAGGCACAGACAAAGTGTATGACTATGGAATGGCTTATGACCAAAAGCGTTCAAATAATTTGCAAAATAAAGCAAAGACAAGATTGTCGTACAACTTTTATGCTTACAACTTCTATCAAATGAAGGCTCAAGGGATGATGGAGCGTCTAATCCCTTATATAGATGACTATCAATTAACAATGCTTAAAATACAGAACTTTAAAAATAGGGCTGTACCATCTGGATGGTGGATTGATATTTCTGCATTAGAGAAGGTAGCTATGACAAAAGGTGGAAAAGATATGCAGCCTAGTGAATTGTTACAAATGTTTTTTGAGACAGGTGTGTTAATGGGAAGAAGTGACACAGATGGCGGAACTCCACAGAGCGCAAATTGGAGACCTGTAATTCCAATTGAGAACACAGCAGCAAGTGAATTGCAAATGTTCTACAATGACTTGATAAATACTATATCTGCTATCCAAACGATGACAGGTTATAATGATGTAACACTAGGACAGGCTTCATCAAAAACATTAGTACCTGGTTATGAAAGCGGACAACAAAGCACAAACGAAGCATTATATCCATTAGCATTTGCTGAAGAAAATATTATGTTAAGATTAGCTGAAGATATGTTATGCAGAACTCAGCAAGGATTAAAGAAGAATGGAATAAGCGGATATGCGCCTGCGTTAAATTCTAACACACTTCAGTTTATTGAGATTTCCCCAGACATAGCATGGAGAGATTACGGAAT